AACGGGATCGGCTGGTTCAATTCAGTCTGCACCGTGTCGGTGATCTGCAGGATGTTGTTGCCCTGGCTGTCTCCGGCCAGCCATTTGCCGAAGGCGCTGACCGAATCATATGCGCGCCAGTAAGGAAGCAAATAGCTCTGCCGCTCGTGCCAGCGCAGGTTGTCGAGGTCAAGCGTCCAGGTGAAGGTCGGCGTGCGCAGCACGGCAAAAGAATGGCCGGTGGCGACATAGGAAAACATCTCGATATTTTCTACCGAGCCGCCATCAGATATGAACTTGGCAACTGCACGATCGACGTCAGCGGTGGAGATCTTGGTAGGATTGTAGCCATCGAGCACGTAGACCACCTTGTCATCGCCGACGAATATTATCCCCTTGCCGAAGCCCGGCTCCCATCCGGTTATCGCGTAGCGGCCGATGAGGCCGCGCGGAATGACCTTGACGCGCGTGTAGGGAAAGGCGACCGGATTAGCCGTATTCTGCCATGGCTCGATGGTGTTAGAGCCAAACAGGTACAGGTCGCCGTAGGGAATGGCGCGATAGAGGCCGTCAGGATTTCCGTGCACGGCGATGAAGTCGAGCGGATTGATCGACGTTGAGTTGATGCCGGAGGCGAGACATGTGCCGTCGCCGTAGGTGAAGAAAAAATATCCGTCGAGGAAACATACGGAGTTCGGACTCATCACGTTGGTGTCGGGATATGGCAAAATGGCCGGCGTAGATGTAGCCACGAAGGCACCGACATCTGGCGCAACGACGACGACGTCCGGCGGCACCCTGTTATTCTGCGCCCAGAAGACTTTCTTCTCGCCACCGAGCGGCCCGATGATGGTCTCGGTGCCGTGCGAATCGAAATAGGTTGCCCGGCCTCCGCTCCCGGCAAAGGCCGCATACAACAATTGACCGACGACGATGCCACCACGCCAGCCGCTGAACAGTCCGACCGAGAATGATTTTATCCCGGCAGCTCTGCGCCACGCGTTCTGTGCGCGTGCGCCGTTCACCAGTGGTTCCGAGTAACAGTTGATCAGCCGTCCGGCCGAGTCATGCACATGCGCTCCCGGGGCCGAGGTGACCGGGAACGGAATTGCTGCTTCTGGCATCAGAAATATTCAGTTTTTTGCGCTATGTACGTTGGCTTGCCGTAGGTCACGAGCTTGATGTCGTCAAAGGCTTGCTGCCATGCCGTCTGCTGCGACCCGGCCGCAACCGGCACGCCGACCAGGCCGAAGGCAAGCGCGGATTCGTCAGCCAGCATGATGGCGAGCGGATGGAATATCTCGGGCGGGATCTCATCCAGCGTCTCCAATGAGATCAACTCGATCGCTTCCAGGTGCGCCAGCAGCGGCTCGACGTGGCTGTTGACCTCGTCATAATCCTCTGGGTTCGCCGTCTGGCCGGCGCCGAGAATGCCGAGGTGCTCAAGCGCATGATTGACCAGATCAATGCGCGTCTTGATCTGAGTAATGATTACCATGGCTCATCAACCTTTGGCGGTGTTGGAGCGATCTGATCATGTGTCGGATGTGGCCACTCCTGGATTGGGAGTTTTGGGTTTTCTGCCTCTTTTCTTTGGCGTGTAGCCGGAGACTTTCTCCGCTTCGCGGTAATCGTAGGTCTTTTTCTGCTCTTTGCGTTCAAGCGTTTTTGCCAGTTCCTGCGCGCGTTGCTCGAGCGACGTCGGCTCGTTTTGCTCTTGCTCTTGGCTTTGATCTTGCGTCTCATCGATCTTCTCCCGAGGTTTCGTTGCCTCCTCCACCCTGTAGAACTGATTTTGTCTGGCGCTGGCGATCATTCCCGCATCGTTGATCTCGACTGGCTGTCCTTTCGGAAATCTTATCCCGTTCCAAGTATTCCAGCTCGGTCCAGGAATATCGTTAACGGGATCGTCCTCGCCCAGCCACGTGATCTTGACCATCAGCGCTCCTTAAGGTGAACGGTGCCGAACGACTCGGGATGAGTTGCTGGCAGATACCAAGCTTAATGTCCGGCACCGTCCATTCAGTTAGGCATCGTCCACCGAAGCGCAGAAGCTTGATAATACGCCCCAGTCCTTGAGATTGCCGCCGGTATTTTTGGCAACCTTGCTCAAGCCATACGCCATTTCTATTCCAACGCCGCGATTGAACTGGTAGTCGGTCTGTTCGAGGATGGTCGGCCGCGGCAACTGCCCATAGAACTGGGCCATTGCCGATTGACCGCATAGACAGGCGACGTTGATTGCCGTCGTGCCGCCAGCGCCTGCCGTTGCAAACACGGTAGGACGCCGTGTCCTCATCTCCGGCACCTGTCTCACTACGACAGCATCATAGAGTAGGTCTCCGTCCATGAAGAGAGGGTTATCCTTCCAACGCTGTTCTTCACGAGGACGAGCATACAACAGCGAGTTGATGACGGTCTGATCGTTGGTGAGATCCCTGAACTGATTGGGATCGCAGAAACAGACGTAGTAATCGTAACCGTCATTGGTCTGCAGCGGACGAATGCGAGGCGAGGTCTTCATCGCCAGGCGTTTCATGAGCCGCAACGTCGCCGCGGTGAACTTGCCGGCCGTGTTGTTGACGGTCGCTGCCGCCGTGGCCCACGTAGCATTGTAGTTTGACACCGCGCCACCATAGACGACACGATCGGAGTTAGCTGCGTTCCAAGTGTTTCTCTGCGCCGCCGTGGCATTGTCCCACGAGATGCCGTTGACACGCTGGCCAGCCGCGGTGCCGAGATTGGCCGGGGCCGTTTCCAATGGTATCGATTCGAAACTATCGACGATCTCGTTGCGGATCAGCTCCTTGCCCCAGTCGGCAAGCAGCGGACGCGCGATCGAGTAGATGTCGGCAGAATCGCGATGGATTTCCTGCTTGTTGGTCTTGACTGCGTTTCTCGCCCAGTCAATCCACATGCGGAAGCCGTAGTTATCAATCGCCTCTTCGGCACCGACCAGGGTGCCGTTTGCTACTGCGGTTGCTCTTAGCGAATTGACGAGCGGGACATTGACCTGCTCGCCGCCTGATTTGAGATCGTTGAGAACACGGATACAGCTGGTCATGCTGTTGCCCATGTAAGGGGCAAACATGTTCTGACGAACGAATTCCCTAATAATCTCCTCACGGAAGACTATTAGTTTATTATTTACCTGGATCGTACTGAGAGCCATTGCTCATCATCCTTTCATGGCTGCCCAGTCGTGCTGGGTCAGCGCCTGAGTGCGTACTCGAACAGCGCCGCCTCACTGCCGTCGGTCTGCGTCCGGATGTCCTCGTTGCTTGTCGCCGAGGAGCCAGTGACCTTGGCCAGCGATGGCGGTAATCGAACGACTGTTCGCGGTGGTTGCTGACCTGCCTGTGGTGCGGAACGTGGTGCCTGTCCACGCACCTGGGCAATGAACTCAGGATCTGCGAGCAGTTCTTCCTTGACTCTTGATTTGACCGTCTCGGGATCTGAACTGTCAAACCAGTTCATGATCGCTTCGCCGGGATCGTACGAGCGTAACGCCTGATCACGAGGTGCCGTGTTGCCGCTTTGAGCCTGCTGGTAGATCGCTTGGTATGCTTTATCAAACTTGTCCGCACCGTAAATCTTGCGGTTAAAGGCAAGGTTCTGATTGAGCATGGCCATTGCTAGCCGATGCTCATACTTTTGCTCTAACGCGGCTTCCCATTCCGGGGTGTTGAGCAACGGGTCGAGCTTCGGTGGAGGGGCTTTCGCCCGTTCCGCCTGCTCTTGCATTGCCTGCAACCGGGCAAGCTGAACACGCATCTGCTCGTTTTCAGCCTGTACGCGCCGACGATCTTCGTTAAGCTCACGCAGACGCCAAGATGGGACTTGTTCGTCCTCTACCGGCTTCTTCTCCTCCGCGGCCTGCTCCGGAGCTGCTTGTTGCTCCTCGGCTGGCTCGGCTTGAGCTTCCTGCGGTTGAGGCTCATCCTTCTTGACGTAGCGTCCCGTTTCCGGATCTCGCGGACGCTCGAAGGCTTTCACCAACAGTTCGTCCTCGGTATCGCGGGCGGCCTCGTGCAGTACCTCGGCTTCCTGTGCCTCGGTCAGTTCTACTTCCTGCTCTTCCTGGGGTTCCTGGTCAGCCATAGCTTTCTCCTTGCCTGATCTCGTTCAGGTCGAACGCTAGCCCATCTCGTTGGGACAACACGCTGCTCTGTGTCGTAGAGCTTACGTAAAGTTCATCGTGACAGTGCGCCGGGCGGGATCGCGCCAGGGAACGGCAACTGCTGCTGCTGCGGCATCGACGGAACGCCGCCGGTCATGGCGCCGGTCACACCGGGAACCGGGCCGAATCCACTTGGGGGCTGACCGGCCGGTCCCGGCGGAGGC